AGACTTTTGCCCGTCTAAGTGGCTTTTAGCGTTGGCAACTTGCTCTTTTAACGCTATTTTTTTCTTTCTTATATCTCTATCGTCGTCTACATCTTCTTCGTAAGAGAATTGATCTTCCATAAGGAAGTTAATTTCTTCTGCATCTAAATGAGGTTTTGTTTGAGTGTAATATTCCTTTAATAAAGCTTCATCATTTAAAGTACTATAATCTTGATTAAGTTTTACATAGTCACTTAAATCTCCACCAGTATCTTCCATGAAATCCATGAGTTTTTTAATGTTCTCGGGTAATGGTTTTCCAGTTTCTAAATTTTCTTTAATTGCTTCTTCGGCTTCGGTAGCTATTTCTTCTACCTCATCTTCAGTAATTTCTTCTAATACTGGAGTTTCTTGTGTTTCAACTTCCGATTGTACTTCTTCTTGTTTTTGTGGGGCGTCGGCATTATCAGCGACTGCAACCACTCCCTGGTCGTCAGAGTTATCTTCTTTAGTTTCATTTTCTTCTTTTGGTGTTGGAGGTTTACTTAAATCAACTTTAATAACACCGTCGTTTCCAGCTGATTCAAATTTACTTTCATCAACTTGAACCACGTTTTCATCACCTGGATCTTGTTGGGTTGCTTGTGTAGTTTCTTCAACTACTTCTTCTAGTTTTTCTTCCATAATATAATATAATAATAGTTAATAAATTATCTAGGATCAAACGCTCCTAATCCAAATCCCCCGTCTAGTATATCATTACCTGCGGATTCAAAGTTTTTAGGTGGTTTTTCGTTTTTTCTTTGATCTATAAGCTCACTTTGTTGCGTGGCTTGAATTTTTGTTCTTTCGTCTTTACGATCTTCTTTTTCTTTTTCTTTACCCTTAGTCCCCTCAACCTCCATACTCTTTAGTTGCATGTTCATTTGAAACTCTAATTGCATTAGTTCTTTTTTATGCTCAACTTCTTGCATCATTTTTTGAGAACCTAATTGAGCTTTTAATTGCTCTATTTCAGCTACACCCGCGTTTAAAGCTTGGTTTTTTTGAACTTCAGCTTGCATAGCTGCTTCCGCTGATTGTTGGTTAACTTGCGCTTGCATTTGTATATTACGCTCTTGCATAGCTTGGTCGCGATCTAATTTCTTTTTTCTACGTATTTTAAGAAGTTGATTTGCAAGTTTTACATTTCTTATTTCTCTAACATCAATAGCATCAGCTAGCTCTATAACTTGCTGCTGAATAGCCATTTGTATATTATTCTCTAACATCATTCTTTCTTCTTCATCTGGTTGTAATTCTATAAATATACCAAAGTCATATAAATGTAGTTGAGATAATTCTTCCAACACAGTAGCGTTATGAACACCTATAGCTTGTATAAAAGCATCTTTTGTAGGAGAATATTCTATAATATCTGATATTCTAAGTGATAAACACTCTGCGGTTTCAGAGGTTAAAAATAATCCAGCTTGTAATATATGTCTTGTAGCGGTGTTTGAGTTTGCCGCTGCTAATTTTTGCACGCCTACTAAAGCATTTTTATCTGGCGTACTACCGTCTCTAGCTTCATTAAGCCCAGTTACGTCTCTAATCATTTGAAGATAATAGTTATAATTACCTATAAGAGCTTGCATTTTATTACCACCACTACTACTTGAAATTTCTTGAATTGGTATTTTACCGTGATTAAACTCTCCGTCTTGAGTAAACGATCTACCAATCACACTACCTGTTTGGAAAAACATGTTTAAAGCTTCTTGCGGATTATAATTTGTTCCATTACCTAAATCAATTTCAGCAAGTCCATCAGCATCAAGATAAACTCCATCAGGAACCATCCTTGCCATCACTTGTTGTAGTTTTAAATGTGTTAGTTGAATCATATCAGCAAACCCTGTTATTCTTTTCACTAAAGAATCTATTTTGCCATTATACATTCTAGGCGCAACAACAGTGTAGTTCATTTTAACCTTAGTATAATCACTTTTAGGGCGCATCATATTCTTAGACATTTCCCATTTAAGTAACTTATCAGTACCAAGAATCATAGCGCCGTCATAAAGACATTCTATAGATCTTAGCATTTTACTGTAACCACCCTCTTTATCTTCTGGCGGATTAAAAGAATCGTCTTTAGGTATAATTTTATCAGCTCCTGTTCCAGTTTCTTTTACTTTGTAAACCTCGTTCATATAGGTTTTATAGTTGAAATATAAAACTTGAATTGTATTATTATCTTCTTTATCGTAAGTATGTGTTGAATTATAATTAGACCTACTGTTAGATTTATTTTTCATTATATCTTCAAGATCACTTTCTGATAAATGAGGAAATTGTTTTGCTAGTTCATTTACTGGAATAGATTTAACCTCACCAACATAATAAATATCATCAAAATAAGGGGAGTCACTATAAGAGTAAACTAAGTTTGCTGGATCAACATAATCAACTACTACACCCTCGGATGTATTAAACGAGGTTTTAACAGCGCCAATACCTAAAACCGTGAGATCATAGTAAAATTGTTTTTTTATTAACTCATACTTACTTCCTTCTAGCAGTACGTTAATAGCTTGCTCTTCAGCTATTTCCGCGGATTGCTTGTAAGTTAATTGCATGTGAAGTTCTAACTCTTCGTTTGTCTCTGGTAATTCTTCGACTTGACTTTCTCTAACGTTTAGATTTAATTGTTCTTTAACGGCTTTGTTAAAGTCCTTTAACCTCATATCTTTTAATATAGACTCCATGTAATCTGTTCGCTTAGCAATACCATGAGGATCTTGGGAGAAAGCTCTTATATCATACGTTCTTTCAGCAATACCATTAACTACTATATCTACAAATTTAGATATAATTGGAATAGGTTTCCAATCTAAATTTAAATAGGACAAATCACCGTTTATAGATAACTCATCCTTATACTTTTGAATAGACTGCTCGCCTCTAGCGTACAATCTTAAATTATGAAAATTATTGTGGTTAGATTTGTATCTATTAACACTTCTACTATTATTGAACCATTCTGTTTCTATTGCTTTACCAACTTTTAAACCATATTCGTAACTAAGCTTTTCAGCATCACCTACAGTTTGACTCGGGAAATAACTTTTAATGCCAGACTCTGCCATATTTATTCTTTAATTATTTGAGACATATTTCCAGTATTTTCATACTTTGACATGTTTATATTTAGTTGCGGTTTTTCTACTTTAGCATTCGGAGCATATAAGTGTCTATTGTTAGCCATAATAGCTAAACCAGAACTTATTGATGCGTCAAATTTTGTCCGTTTGTTTATATCAAATCTACTCCAATCATTTAATAACGCGTTAAAGTATAAGTCTCCAAACGTCCCATCTTGCTTAACGCCCACGTGATCTTGTATATACATTTCAATAGCAGCGGCATGAGCTTGTTTTATATCTTCGCTTGAGTTAGGTATCCCACCCACTTCTTTTTCTGCTACAGATAATTTGTTCCATATTTTATCAGGTCGATTCATACTAAACCCTCTATATCCTCTACGCCTCAAGTAGTACAAAAGACGAGGTTTATTGTTTTCAGCTAGTATAGGCATCCCGTAAAATACCAAAGCCATTAAAACGTCTTCAAAGAACATCTCTGCGGTTGGTGGTCTAGATAAGTATTCTAAAAAGAAACTATTAGCTGGAGCATCTTCCATGCTAAACCTAGTCAGCCCGTGTAAAGCTCCTTTTGAACCTTCTCCATCCACAGTTCCTGATATGTCATAACTGTCACATCCAAAAGCCCCCATGTGTTCGTTACCTGGCCACTTTACTCCGTTTTTTAAAACAACTTTGTTTTGTATTTGTTGAGGTGGAACCCAACTAACTTTAAATCTTCCTTTTTTATCTGGATAAAATATAACTTGAGAATCTTTAATACCATTAACCCATTGAAAATTACCCTGAGTAACGCCTAATGTATTTGACATTTCTTCGTTATAATCTATCTGTTCGTATATTTTAACCAAGTTGAATATACTGTTTTTAGTCTCATCTCTAAACGCGTGTTCTTTTGTTCTTGGAAATTGACGATAGAATTCGTTTAAAGCATCAGCATCTCCTTTTAAACCATCTACTTCATTTTGCCAATTGTCAATTACACCTACGTCTATTAATTCACCACTTGGGTCGAACACGTCGACATCAGGAGTAGTGAAAACTGGAATTCCGTGCTCATCAATAAATCCTTCGTAGTTCCATTCCATTGGGACAAACAAAGAGTATAAACCAGATTTTGTTTGACCATTTCTATTTCGTTTTGTGACGTCTGAAGCATTGTATAGTTTTTTAAAATTATCACCTCCTTTATCAAGAGAGTTACTTGTTGACCCCATCATACACTTACCAATAATCCTACTACCTAACCGCAAGCACGTTTTTGTAACCCGCCAGTTGTTTAAAATATTTTCAGGTCTCTCCCATTTTCCAGCCTCATCATGTACTAGCAATGCTAGTTTTTCACCGTCATAACTATTGTCCCCTGTGTTCTTCCAATCAATAGTTGTATCTAATCCTTCTAACTCCTCTAGTTTTTCGTTAACATTTATCTTTTTTCTAGTAAACCTTGTAGATGGCACTCTATACGCAAGTTCTGTTTTTGGACGATCCATACCATCTTGGATTGGTTTAAAAAAGAAAGGGTAGTTTATACTAATAGGCACAACTTTATCAGTAAACATTTTTTTAGCATCTCCACCTGTTTTAGATAGTATACCATATCTACTATCACCTGCAAGAGTGGCTAAGTTAACTGTTTCTGCAGATGACATGAACGAAAAGCCTGAACGCCTGTTCTTTAGGTAACACATCCCGTAACATCTTTTATCAGCTTTACAGGCTTCCCAGAATATATAGAACAATCTATTTGCCTCTCTAAAATCAGGAGCTCCAACGTCTATCTTACTCCATTGTAAATACATGTAATGAGTACCTGTTATATATGTAGGGCTGCCGTTATTTGTAAACCAAAACCCATTTTCTCTTCTGTTAAACTCTTCATCTATATACTCGTACCATTGTTCTTTTTGATCATCCGGATAACTTCTCCAATCAAATATACTTTTAAGACGTTCTAGCTCTTTAGGTTGATCAGTTTTTACCCATTTGTTTTTTTCATGTTTGTACACTTGCCCTGGCACCTTTGGCAAAGCAATACGCAAGTTTTCAATTTCAAGTATTTCACCAATTTGACCAGTTTTTGATATAACGATAATATCATGTTCTTTATCATATCCATATTTCCATTTTTTACCCTTGTTAAGACGACTAATAGTCGTTTTTTTAACTGGTTCTATTATTTCAACTAAATCTTGCTTGTACATTACTTAGATCTACCTTCTGCGAATCCTTTAAAGATTTTTTCCTTTGTCTCTTTAGGTGCTTTGTCCTCAAGTAAACTCTCTTCCTCTTGTATTCTGTTAAGTATTTCAAATGCGTCAAATATAGCTAGTTTTTTAGTAGCTGCGGC